GGGCGGGTGTGCGGCGAGTTCCCGGAGGGCGCCGACTACGGGCTTTTCCCTCTGGCCGTTGTCGAGGCTGCCATCGAGCGTGGCAGGAATCTGAGCCCACAGTACGACGGGAGCCTGCGCCTTGGGGTCGACGTGGCGTGGCAGGGCGAAGACTTGACCGTCTTCTGCATCAGAGACGGGCTTGGCGTGCGGCACATGGAGAGCGCGCAGAAGCAAGACCCGATCTGGACTGGAGACGTAGCGGCCAGCCTCTCCAAGCAGTGGGGAGTCAGCGCCACAAATATCACGGTGGACATGACCGGCATAGGCTCGGGGACGGTGGCCCACATGCACAGGAACCTCGAAGTTGACGCCCGGGGTATCCACTTTGGGGGCGGGGCTTACGATGATGAGACTTACATGAACGTCAGAGCAGAAATGTATCTGCTCGCCTCGAAGGCGTTGCGCGAGGGCTTCGCCTTGCCGGACCACAAGCTGCTCGCCGATGAGTTGAAGGCGACCCCCTACACGTATGACAAGGATGGCCGCTTCAAGTTGCCTGACAAGGAGGGCATCCGCAAGCTCTTGGGGCGGTCCCCAGACTACGCCGACGCACTGGCGCTCACCTTTGTCCACATCGGGGCGAATTGGGTGCTGTGAGGCGGAGAAGAGAAACTTTGAAACTTTCCATAATCTTTCTTGACTTTGGCTATTCTTGTGGTATAATATACTCAGAGTTAAGGATCGAGTGACAACTAAACCAAGGAGTAGAATCGTGAAGACCATCTTTGCTGAGGACGGTCGCTACACCCCTGAGGGCTTGGCTATGAACACCAAAGTGACCGATTCTCTCAAGCCCCTCATGGAAAACTATCTCAAGGCCGGATTTGCCGTGCGGGACATCGGTCACGTTATGACATGGGCTGCTCTTGACCTTGAAGGTGAGATGATCCTCAACGGCAAGACGCCTAAGGTACCCGAGTGACGGCAGCGCCTTGTCTCTACAGCAAACCAACGGAGCGACCTGATGAGCGACGCCACGATCAAAGCACTCAGACGCATGGGGCAGAGGACACCGGACGGCGACACCGGCGACCGATACAAGGTGATCCTCAAGGACGGCTGCGTGCTGGCCTTCGATCTGACCAAGGACCGCGCCGAAGGCTGGTGCCGGTACTACCTGGGCGCACGAATCCAGAAGCAGGAGGGCTGACCTATGCCAAAGCACGCCAACTCGATCCAGATGGACGGCTTGCCGACTGCCCAGTTGCATGAGATGCACAAGCGGAGCACCCACGCTGAGACCCGGCAGTATATCGAGAGGATTCTGCAAGACCGCGGCTACTATGAGCCGCTCGGTGAAACGCCAGAGAAGCCCAAACCCAAGGCGGGCCGGCTCGGCAACATCCCCACCATGATCGGCCAGACACGGTGCGACTCGAAGGCCGAAGCCCTGCGCTATGCGTTCTGGGCAGACAAGCCGTCCTGCGTGCATATCGACGTCCACCCACGGGTGAGTCTCGACGTGGAGGCGGGCATCCACTACCGGCCTGACCTGGCCGTGTGGTGGCACGGCCCAAATGGGGAGCTGCTGGTCCACTACGAAGACATCAAAAGCCCGGTCACCTTGAAGAAGCAGAGCTTCCGGGATCGGCGACGGCTGTTTGATCAGCACCACCCCGCGGCCCCGCTGTGGGCAGTCGAGCGGGACTACAAGCGGAAGGGCTGGATCGTGCATCGACACGGATGGGACGATTGGTACCAATGCGGAGGAGTAAGCTGGTGATGATGCCCATTGTCCCGCGGCGCGGCCTTCCGTATTTCCGCTACCCCGATACGTGGCACCCGCCGACGATCCACGGGCCGGGCTACAATGTCTATGCGTGGAACATCGGCGCGCACGGCTTCATTGCCGTGGCCGAGCCTGGCACCCGGCGATGGTGGGCCATGCCCCGCGGCCCGATCTGCGAAACTATGCAAGGAGAAGTGTAGGATGATTGAGAAGCCCCCCGAGCGCCCCCGCTGCCGCAAGTGCGGCCAGTGCTGTCTGATGGCGCCCTGCCACCTGGCCGAAGACTTCGGCGAGCCGAACGTTGACGGCCCGTGCCGGCTGCTGCTTCCGCCCAACGGCGACGGCGAGCGGCTGTGCTCAGTCTACGATGAGATTATGCGCATCCCTAGCGTGAGCGACCCCGGCAACGTCTTCGCCCCCGGCTGCTGCATGTCTGGGCTGCCAGACCCGCCACCAAAGGAGAAGCCGGCCCCGTTCCTTGTGCGAGCGTGGAACCCAGAGAAGCAGCGATGGGAGGAAGCTGACGGCTTGATGCTTGTTCTGGTCAACCCATTTGCCGAAGGCTACCCCGCGCTTGGCGACGGCCCGGCAGTGCTGGCCGCGACGAACAAACACGGCGACGAGCTGGAAGTGCATTTCATGTGGCAAGCCGGGACTTGCCCCCAGGAAAGGGGCCACTCTTGAGTAAGCGTATGCCGAGGATTCTGCCATACCCGGGCAGTGACCGCAAGCCGCAAGTTGACCAGCTCGGAGCCAACCATCCGACATAGAAGGTCTGCCACAGATCGCTCTTCATGCCCGTGTGGCACAAGAGCGAGCGCGAAGCAAGAGAGGCATGGAATAGCGTGGTTCGTGCGATACGAGTTTGTGCGATACGGAAAGTCGTACGAGACGGGTTCAAATGACCCCGCCTTGACTTTGGGCTATCTTGTGGTATAATTAAGACAGTGCTAAGAACCACACTTTTGAGAGGAGCGACAGATGGATGAGCAGACGATTGACATCGTGTTTGACGGACCCCCAGGCCGCGAGGGTATGCGATTCATCAAGGTGGAGAATCACAAGGGTGAGAGTATCAATGTTGGCAAGTGGGTTGACCGGCCGGATGGCGACTTCTGCGCCTTGCGCCTGAAGCTGGCGACGGGCTATCAGCTGTGGACGCCGGCCAACCCGCCGCCGGATGGGGACGGGGAAGACGTGTTTTGGGCAAAGCTCCACCCGAAAGAGCCGTGGAGTCTATACCAACGGCAGGTCCTCAACAATCTCTTCGGTGGAAAAACGTGGCTCGAACTCGCCGGCCCGATCCAGCGGCCGGGCGAGGCGCGCGACGAGCAAGGGCTGGCTGATGATGACGACATGGATTGCCTATCCGCGCTTGAAAACCGCGTGGCCGACAACGAGGCGGCCATCGCCGACCTGCGCGGCGAGATCGCCGAGGCGAAACTGCGCATGGATGGCATCGAAGAGCACGAGCGAAAAGCAGACGAGGCACGGAGCGAATTGCGAGAGCGCTTTGTCACGCTGGAGCAGCCCGCGCCGACGAAGGCAAAGCCCGGGGCTGCGCTGCTCCTTCCGGGCACAGTCCACAAGGCCGTGGAGGCCATCGTGGACGCATGGAAATGTCCGAGCAGCGGTGTGAACAGTGAGGAGGTGCGTTGCCGGGCTTACGACCTCGTGTCCATCGTGCGGCAGACCGACAGCAAGGACATGGAGACGTTCTACATCCGGTGCGACGAGGGAGGTCTCAAGCCGAAGATATTCTACCGCGAAGGAGCCGTTGGAGGGGAGCGACCGATCCACATGACGGCGGAGCCCGGGATGACCCACCGGTGCGTCGGCCGCGTCGTCGAGGCACTATCCAGAGCAGCCTATATCCGAGACGCGGTCAGACGCCCCATGCGAGACCACGGACACGGCGGAGCCTGACGCGGTGGAAGTGTTCTACCTGACAATGGAGCGGACGCAGGGGCAGGCCCCTGAGTGTCACGTCTACTCAGATGAAGCACGTACCCAGGAGGTCGACCTGGAGGCCCTAGATGCTGCACTGCACTCCAAGCCCGAGGATGACCCGGACGGGCAGGCCTCTTGGAACGTCCTGCAGAAGCACTTCGGAGGCGACGCGGCGGCAGCACTCTCCAACTACGTTACCGACCGCCTGGCGAAGGTGAAGCGTGTCCAGAAAGCGTCTACCCTGTCTAACAACCACGAGGAGCACGTAGCGCTCTCAGTTTGCATCGAGAGCAACAAGCAGGCCATCGCCGATCTTGCCGACCGACAGACCCGAGCGTCTGAGGGGGCCAAGGTCTTTATGCAAGGCGACCGCGATGACATTATTGCCCAGGGGCAGACCATCTGCCAGCTACGCGCTGAGTTCGCAGAGCGCGCCGGCAACGCTGAGAAGGTCATCGCCGGGCACGTCCAGAAGATGGAAAACAAGATGGCCGATCTGGACGAGGCCATGAAGTCTGGAGACCAAGGCGTCCAGGATGAGCGTCAGAGGCTGATCCTCGCATGGAGCGCGATCCATGGCGTCCAAATAGACGTCGAGATGCTCAAGTTCCAGGTGAACCAGCCGGCGGAAGGCGAGTAGCTTCCCCCGTCACGCATACTCACACCCAAGCGCCCGGGAGGTAACACTTCCGGGCGTTTCCTTTGTACCGCCAGCAAAGAGAACGTTGGGCAGATCACAGAAAGTGCTTGACAGCGAACCCAAGATATGCTTTCCTGGAATCCCGAGTGCGCATAATCTTGTGACACCGGTGGGAGCGCAGGAGAGCGAATCGCATGGCGATGCTGGCGAACCTAAGACAGCGGCTCGGGGCGGCGATTCTGCCAAAGCAGACCCGGGGCATTGTCGACTTAGTGACTCAGAACCTTGACGATCTTCTCCCGATCTTCGAGGCGAGCGGCATCAACACGGCCACCGCGGGCAACGCCTACACGGGCGACGGGGCGGGGCGCAAGCTGAGCGAGGCCGCGGCTGTGCGAGGGCTGGCCGGCTGGGCCTATGCCGCGGTGAACGTCTTTGCCGGCGCCATGGTCGGAAGCCCGATCAAAGTCCAGGAGCGCAAGGTCAATCGCAAGACGGGCAAGTCGGAATGGCTGGACACGGAAGACCACGACCTGTGCGCCCTGCTTGAGAAGCCCAACCCGTTCCTGACGACTGAGGAAATGCTCTGGCTTGCCACCGCGTATATCCTTACGTGTGGCGATGCATACTGGTACATCGAGCGCAGCACCCGAGGCCGGGTCAAGGCACTGTGGCCACTGCCCAGCCAGAACATGCGACCCACGTTTGACTCCGCCGACTTCCGGGTCCATGTCACGAAGTGGACGTACAGTCTTGCCACCGTCACGGGTATGGTCAAGGTCGAATTTGAACCTGACGAGATAGTCCACTTCGTCGCTCCCCACCCGAAGGATTTGCGGCAAGGCTTCGGTCGGGAGCAGGCCGCCGCGGCCGGGGTCAACCTGGCAGCCGTGGTGGTCGACGCGCAGTACTGGACCATGACCCAAGGCGCTATGGCCAGCGCCGTGGTGATGCTCAAGGAAGACGACGAGGTAAAAAGGAAAGCCTGGCTCGATGCGATCAAGCTAAAGCACGAGGGGGCGCGCAAGGCTGGCGAAGTCATTGGCCTGCCCATGGGGCGTGCCGAGTGGAAGGAACTCACGAACAAAGCGCCCATTGCATTCCGTGGTCTGAACGAGGAGGCCCGCGATCTTGTCCTTGGCGTGATGGGCGTGCCCCAATCTCTAACGGGCATCACGCGGGACACGAGCAAGGCGAACGTCGAGGGCGCTGAGTATATTTTCAGCAAGTATCACTTCGGCCCGCTGGTCGTGATATTTGACGCCCGGCTGAACCACGATCTTGTGCGGCCCAACTATGGCCGGCGGGTTCGGCTCGCGCACGACAACCCGACACCGAAAGACAGAGAAGCGGAACTCAAGGAACTCGAATTTCGGCTGAAAAATGGAGCGCCGTGGAATGAAATTGCAGCAGAGAACGGCTGGCAGACTTACCCGTGGGGTGACAAGTGGTGGCCGCCAACTGGCGTGCAGCCCGTTGACATGGTCGGCAATGGTGGGGCTGATTCTGACAGTAGCGGCTCAAGCGACAACGGCAAGCGCCAGGCATATTTGGATGCCCTGGCCGATGAAGGACGGGCCGCCGGCATGGAGAGCAGCGTCGTGGAAGCGATGCTTGAGACGGCGGTGGCTGCGCTCGCGGACAATCCCAATGCCTGCCCACAGGGCGGCTTTGTCACCGACATGCCTAAGCCATTGTTGGCTCAGAAGGAACTCCCGGCCCCCGTAGCTGTAGTGGCCCAGCGTGCCGACTCGGAGGGCTACCCGCGCGGCTGGACACGGGAGCAGCGCCTACGCATCAGTCAGCTTGCCGACCAGAGCCGGGAGGCCTTCCGAGCCGAGTTGAACGTTGGAATCCGATCCTACTGGAAGCAGTTTGCCAAGCGCTTTTTGCAGTCGTGGGATGCCCACTTCTCCGACGACCCCGAGGGCACTATTATGCAAGGGCTGGAGTGGTCTCTATTGCCCCGTTCAGCCATCGGGACGCTGGCTGGCGATGTGCTAATGGGGGGAGGGTGGCAGTGGAGCGCAGGGGGGCTGTGGTTGGTGCGGCAGGACACGGAAGCCGAGATCGTTGACAAGATGCTGGCAGCGGCGACCGACCCCGAGACCGCGGCGGCAGAGCTGAGTCAGCTTGCTGAGCCGTTCGTGGCCCGTGGCATCGTCATCGGCGGCGAGTTCCAGCGGGAGCTGTATGACGTGGCGCTTCCGGCGTTTACGTTTGAAAGCCAAGCGGCACGGGAATATGCCTCCTCATGGACGGAGGCCTACTGGGCGGGGCCGGCGCAGACTGACCAGAACGCAATCAAGGACGTGGTGCTCCGGGGCATGGTGGAGCGACGCACGCTGAGACAGATACGAGGCGACCTTGAGGTGCGCTTCGATTCCTGGCTTGACCCAGACCACGGGCGGCCAGCCAACATCGCCGTGACTGAGTCCACCAAGATGTGGAACGCCGGCGCGCAGGCCTTCAGGGATGAACACGAGGTGCTGTACAAGCAGTGGGTGTGTTCGTTCGTCAACAGCCGAGACACCCATATTTCCGCAGACGGCCAGGTGCGCGGCAACGGTCAGCGATTCCACGTCGGAGCGGACAGCATGAGCTTCCCCGGAATGGGCGGCTCCCCGAAAGAGAACTGTCACTGCAACTGCAACGCCGTGGCCGTACCACCGGAGACAGGAAGATGAAGCACAAATATTCTCGGAAACAGTGGGACCAGCGCGCGACCTCAGCCCTACCGCAAGCATCGGTCCCAGCGGGCAAGGAGGGGCCGGCGGCTTTGTCGCTCCAACCGTCGACTCCTCCCCCCGCCTTTGTCCGCCAGAGCCTCGGGGACAAGGCCGGCGAGTGGCTTGAGATTGAGTTTGTCGCGGTGACCCGAAACGAAAAGGTCAACGGCGCGGGTATATTCTTTGAGCCGAAGGGCCTGGACCTGACCCGGTTCGTGAAGAACCCCGTACTGCTCTACCAGCACGCCAGCTACATCGTGCCCATCGGCGAAGTGGTCGAGTTGGCCATCACGGAGGACTACGTGGCGGCCCGCGCCATGGTGTCGCCACTCTGGATGGATCAGCTCGGGGACGCATGGACTCAAATCGAGCGGGGCATCCTCAAGGCCATCAGTATCGCGTTCCACATCAAGGAAGGCGAGCCGGTCGAGGATGACGACGGCAAGCGGATCGGTCTGCGGGCCATTAAGTCGCTGCTCAACGAGATCAGCGTAGTAACGCTCGGGGCAGACGAGGACGCGCTTATCAGCGCCGTGCGCCGGGTAACCCGGGACGCTGCAGGGGACGTTGTACCAGAGACGGGCGACGCAGAGACTCGCGAAGTCGAGACCAAGATGCCCCAGCCCGCGCCAGAGTGGGCGACTGAGACAGACGCGGACGGCGGCCTTCGCATGGCCTTGACCAATGCTGAGGAGCGGCTAGCGGCCATGCCGGCACCCACCGTGCAGGCCTACGCGGAGCCAGACA